ATGCTCAAGGAGATGTGCCGGGAGCGCTTGGCTACGCTTATGATCTCGTTCCCTAAACTTGAGCCTTGTCCGCCGCCTTACTATCCAATCCCGGTTGAATTTCGCGGTACTTTTCGCGGATCATCACGGCGAGCTGGCGGGCCATCGACCGATCCTCGTGCTCCGCAATGAGCGACAAAAGCTGGTGGTCGTCCGCAGGGACGGCCACGTTCTTGAAGACCTGATCTTTGTGGGCCATTGTGCGTAAACTCCAACAGGCTTATGTCGGGGTTATACACTTCCTGTGCGCCGGGAACAAGAGCTTTAGGGCTGATTGCGTTCGCGCAAAGTCATGCCGGACTTCACGGCGCTGCGCCGCGCTTGTGCGGCCCTCGGGTTCTTGAGCTTCTCTGAGCTGTCCGAGCTGGGGGTTTTAGTCTTAGGAGTGCCGCGCCCAGACGCGATCTTGGCGGCGTCTGTCTCGCCGCTTCCGGTGAATGCGTTCTTGATGGCGCGGACAATGGCACGGCCCGGTACAGGGGTCTCGGCCTTCGGCTTGACCTTGCCCTCGGAGCTACGAGACGCTCCAGACAGGCTGTCTTTCGGCTTGACCTTGCCCTCGGCGCTACGAGATGCCCCAGACAGGCTGTCTTTCGGCTTAGCTTTTGGACGTGGGGAGGATTTCGGGGCGGACGACTCTTCCTCGGCGTAGTTAGTCGTGTAGGATTTGCCGTTCCACATGAACGTCTTACCCTTACCCAAGCGCTTGCGCTCTTTGGCGAAAGTTTCTTTGAACGATGCCATCCCGGCCTCCTGCAACGGTGTTGCACGGATCATGCCACATGTGTGCTTGACTGTCTAGGATGTCGCGAGGGGCGCGATGGTGGATGACTAGCCGTAGCGCAGTCCGGTCTTCGACCAATACAAAACCGCGGTTTCGTGTGCGCCCCTCGTGGTTTAAGTTACAGCCCTAACCCGTTGCTTGCAAGCGCTTTTCCGCAGCTTTCTTCGCCAAGGCGCGTTCGATTGACGCCTTGCTGGCAGAGAAGACGGGCTTCTTTTTGGGCTCGTCTCTGATCTCGTCGGTCCAGACGAGGAGAGGCTTTGTCTTCGGCGGGGGCGGGGCCCACGACACGCCCAAGGGCAGGGCAATACCGAAGCGCTCGGCGGCGGCGTCGATTGACTTGCGGTGGAAGCCGTAGTGCCGGGCCGTTATCGCAGCGTTCCACCCCTTGTTCAGGGCAGCTTCGATCATGTCGCGGGTGATGTGTCTCTTAGCCATCAGTGTATCTTCTTCTTGAAAGGTTCGTTGGTATCGAGGTGCTCGGCGGTTCCCTTGAGGAACGATGCCGTCATCTTGTCAGAGACCCCGCATGTTCGGTTGTAGGTTACCACCGTGGTCAGAAGCAATGAAGCCCCGGCCCTTGGTTCTTCCACGTAGGTGTCCACGAGCAGCATGATAAATGCAGCCAGTTGCTGGGGCTGCATTGTCTGGGGCATCTGCTGCATGATCTCCTCTATGAGGTCCCCGGTCATTGTCTCTGGTTTCGTCAACGGTTGTTCCTTTCCCAAGGTCTGTCGTCATAGCCATTGGCCTGACGCTTTATGCGGTTCACTTCATCGAGATTCTGTCGGGCCATGTAGAGCACCAGCTCGAGCTGCTCCTGCGTGACCCAAAGTCCGGGCAGCTTGACGTAACCTGCGGAGCGCAGGGCCCGGGAACCGGGGCTGTCGCTCTCCCCTCGGCCCATCAGTCGCTATCCTTTGTGATTTCGTAAGCCACGAGATGCAGAACACCAACGGCAGCGGCGAGGGGCATTCGTCCGCTATATTCATAAACCAGCGCCTTGATGCGGTCGCCCAGTTCACCGGTCACGTCCTCGGCCCGCTTGCCGTCGCCCTTAAAGATGCGGATGTCAGTCATGACCATCCTCCTTCACATTCGCCCGCAGATACAGCTTCTTGGACCCGGCCCCGCAGGTCGGGCAAGGCTTCAGGTCGTCAATGACGTTAGAGGCATTAAGCCTCGCAATTGCAGCGGTGTGCTGGCTGCCGAGGCGTTGGATTAGTTCTTCGTCAGTCATGGCTCATACAACTCCTCAATGCCCTGATAGAGAGCGGCCTCAAACTCAGTCCCAAGGCGGGGCCGACCCCTCGCCAATTTTTCATAAAGCGAGGGCAAACCGGGGACATCTTCTGGCAGCGTAGTGCTTGGCTCAGTATGGCGGTCAATAAAGTAGGTTCCGTTGATAGAACCCTCTAACTCTAACACCCATTCCTGAGTGCTTTCACGAAACCATACACTGCCAGAGATCGGGTACTTTTTGTCACTCATGGCTCTCTCCTTTGATCTCTGCGAGGGCGCCTATGGCAAAGTATTTGATTGCCACATGCGACGGCGGGTCGTCGGCTTCGCAGTCACGCACGAGCATATCCAACGCCTCCACAGCCTTCGCCAGCTTGGCTTCAAGGTCACGCACAGCCTGCGTCCCGATCCTGCCCATCTCGGCATAGGCGTCACGGTATTTCTCGCAGGTGGCCAGCTTGGCTTCGAGGGCCTTGATGCGGTCGGCTCGGACGTATTGAATGCAGGGCTTCTCGTTCAGCGTCTTGCCCTCGTTGTCGTCCCAATCACCTTCGCGCCAGTCGCCTTCGCGCCAAGGAGCAACCCAAATCCGTTCTGGTGCGTCACTCATCGTCCACCTCCATCATCTGCTTCATCAACGCTGGCACCTTGCGCCATTTGTAGATGCTTGGCACCGACACGCTATAAAGAGCCGCAGCCTTCTTTACTCCGAAGCGCGCGGCAGAGCGCAGGGCCTCAACGCGAAGCTGGTCGGTCAGTCCGTAGTCTGGATGCAGCCCGGTCATTTGACACAACTCCCCTGCACCCACTGCTTGTCGGCGGCGATGCACTGCTCGTAGCGCACCTGACCTCGCTCCAAGTCGGCAAAAATGATTTGCCCCATGCCGTAGAAAAATAGCCCCGCAACGGCGGTGATTGCCAGCGGCACGGCGTTGTCCCAGAAGTCTCTCATGCTCTCACCTCGTTGATGACGCGGCGCACCTGTGCCCGCATGTTAAGAAGCGCCCGGCGGTCGGTCTCGCACTTGAGGCCCTTGCCCTTGGGCAGGATGGCGGCCAGCTTCCCGGCCACCCGTACCTTGTAGTGCTTGCCGCCGTCCTCGACGGTGTATTGCAAGCCCGCCGCTGACACCTCGTCAAGCGCCGCCTGCACCGCATTGGGGACGCGCCAAGTCATCTGCGCCCCCTGTTCCACGCAAGGCGGCTGATCTTGTTGGCCAGCTCGTCGAGCTCGGCCACGCTGATGCCGGGGTTGTCGAGCAGGGCAGTGAAGATCGCCCCTGTCAGACGCCGAGACGGCAGGATCGCCGACCCCTGTATGATCGCCGCCACCGCTTCGGACTGCACGTCCCTCACGGGCATTGTCTTGTGCTCTCTGCGCCAGAACATCATGCTTCTCCTTCTTGTTCGGTTACGTCCAGCCCCATGAGCGCCCGCCCGAGGACATAGGTGTTCTTGGCATAGTAGACAGAGGTGGCATTCTTCCTGCCCGGCGCGTAGACCTTGGCGCAGGCGATGCTCGAAGTGTCGTGCAGGCGCTGCAACGCTGCTCCTATGGCGTTGTACTTCGCGCGTTGGACCTCGGTTGCTGTCCATGAATCGAACCGCTCGTTGAACAGCTCGACATAGACCTCGGCCCGGTTCCACACCTCGCCGCCCATGACCACGTCCAGAACCTGCTGCTCAAGAGTCTGACGGGACGGATGGATCGGAGGGGTCGGTTCGGCGAGCGCGGCGATGGCGGCGAGCGGGGCAGGCTTTGCTTCCTCGCGCGGTTCGTCCCGGTAGACCGCCACCGCCCGCCACGGAACCCGATGAGCATGCTCCGGGAAGTTGGGGACGTAGGACACATCGATCACTTCGCCGATCCGCAGGTTGTTCATCCGCGCCATCGCCGGAGCAATGGCCACGGCCTCGGGCTGGCCCGCGCTTGTGTCGTCACTGATAAACCCGAACACCACGCCTGATGCGGCGGCCGATGCTACTCGGACCTTGGACGTTCGGACCTTGGACGGGTCGTAATTCAATTCCATAGCCATGATCTTTCCTTCCGTGTGTTGTGGTAATCGGCCAATTAATTGGCCGATAATTGGCCGATCTCAATGCGCCGTTTCTTCGGCTGATTCTTCGTCGTACATGTCTGCCGTCTTCCGAAGACCTTCTGAGACGGTCTCCCGGCTCATCCCCCAATAGAGGCCGAGGGTGTAGATCGTGCTGATGAGCGCGGAGATGATCTCTCCGGGGCCATCCAAGTACTCGCTGTAGATCGACAGCGTGATGGCGCAGAGCTCACCGTTGCTCATGTCCTTGGGCAGGGCGGCGAAGACAGCGTCGAGGTGTTCTTTCGTCATGTTCGGGCTGAGTTGTTCGCTTGTCAAAATGGGCACTCCTTGCCTTGCTTGTACCAGTCGCTCGTCTCCGCTTTGGGATAAACCTTAGACTGGGGGGTTGTCGTAGTATTTTCGATGTGCTTGGGCCGCAGGCCCATCTGTTCCATGAACAGGCCGAAGTCGCCGTAGACCTCGGGGGTGAGGGTGCGGTCAGTCATTCCGGTATCTCCGTCAGCGTCCCGTCAGCCTCTTCGTGGTAGACAGGCACAGGTTGCCAGCCCCACGGACAAAACTGCTCCATCCGCCAGTTGATGACGGGCGTCTCTGGGCCCTCGTTGCCGAAGATGTCCTTCGCCCGCTGCGTCCCGGAGACGTAGTTGATGATGCGGAGCGCGCCATCAAAGGGCACTTGGTCCGTCACTTTCCACTTAGCCATGCTTCTCCTCCCTGATCTCGTCGTGCAGCCACTGGCCGTCCTTCTCGCCGTAGTCGTCCTGAAGCTTGTGCAGGAGCCAATCGCCACGGTCCTCGTCGTCATCCAGATCGTCGTCGATCAGGCCCACCCCGCCGCAGTTTTCGCATTCGTCTTCGTACTCTTCGATGAAGCCGCTGTCGTTGGATGCGGAATGGCGGTGGACGCGCTCGAAGAGCTGGGTTCCCGAACCTTGGCACTCTGGGCAGGTTTTTGTTGTTGTCATGCTGCGTCTCCCATTTTTGGTGCGTGATATGCTTTCTTGATGCCGAAGGCCGGGTGCCCCGACCAGAAGCCCTCGATCCACTGGTACCAAAGCCCGTCCTTGCGGAGCGTGGTGTTCTTCCATCCCTCCTCGGCCCTGCGCCAATGGCCCCGCGTGTAGTGCAGGGGCATGCAGCGCACAGGCTCGTCGCGGGTGAGCTTGGCCTTGACCTCCTCGCCGATGTTCCACGTGATCTTGTGCCACGCGTCGGCTGCGTAAGTCCCGCTGCGCTTGGCCGCGCGGCGCTCCTGCCTCGATCCGGCAGGCTCTTTGATGGTGAAGCCGGGTTGGTTCAAGATCGAGCACATGGCGGCAACGGTGAGCGTGTGCATGGAATAGATTTGTTGATCATACGGGCGGGTGATGTCGTCTCCTCTTCCGTTAATTCTAAGAGAGTCCGCCACGCCAATCTCGTAGTACCCCTGAAACATGGGCGCGAAGTAGGGCGAGACGAGGTATACAAAGCATTTCCCCGGATCGCTTCCGTGGGTTATGGCAAAGTACATGAACGGAAGGTTGTCTGTTCTGCCTTCGAAGGTGATCTTTGTGCCGGGGGACCAGAA